CAGTTATAGTTGATACTATAGCTTCAGCCTTAGATTGAGAAACATTTCTGTTTCTACTTATAAATTCGTACAGTTTATACTCTTTAGAAAGAGTAGATTTGTTAGCAAAATTTTTCTTAATTATAGAAATAGCTTCAGAATCCTTATTACTTAAGGTATCTGATGCAATTTGTTTTACTAACAATTCAAATATGAGTCCCGTATTACGGAATTTTGAATGTTTTATCTTCATTATACACGTTTACTATATATAAATATGTATTAATTTCCTAAATCTTTAATGTTCTCTTCATTAAGAAGATCTGATTCAGATTCAGTTTCTTTTTCAAATACAATATTTTTGAGTGATTCTTTATTCTTATGATAGACAGCTTGGGTAGTAATGTTTTCCATTACATTTTCATTGTCGGATGGATAACCTCCATGCATACCATGAACCCCTAGTGGATCACGTCCTCCTAGTGGATTATCGTTAGTTCCATAGACAGAAGCTTTTTCTCTTGGTCTTCCACCTTCTGGTCCTGGTTGTCCCCATTCTGTGTCTTTATCCTCTACTTCTGAGTATCCTGTAGGAAGAGCTGCTGGTTCCCCACCTTTCGGAGTTGCAACCGATCTTCTACCGTACATAGAAGCTAAATCATGTGGTGTACCGTATGTTACTCCAGACTTAGCAGGATCGTTTCCTTCTGCCTCAATTTGAGCCAGTCTAAACATCCTCTTACTATCCTCTTTTACAAGTTCTCTCATTTCCATATACTTATCTTCTGATAAATCGAATATTGATTCATATATGTAATCTGTAGAGAATAATTTTGTATCCTTCATTTGATTAGCAAGATCTACCTTTTCTTTTAATAAGGCTACTTTCTCTTGTTCAAATATTACTGAAGGTGTAGTAAGTCTAATTTCAAAATTAGTTAAAGATTCCCCTGTAAACCCTTGCGTATATAAATGGACTAGAGCTATTTTGGTTAACTCTGATTCCATTATCTTTTGTATTCTTTCTACCGTTCTTGCAAATCTTATATCTTCTGCTGCTAGAGTTGCTTTACCTTGAAGGTCTCCTTCAAATCCAAAATATGCTTTTGGTATCTTAAGAGCTGCAAACATTTTAGCTTGTAAGTATTCAACATCTTTAGTTCCATCGTACTCTAAACCTTTAGTAGTTTCAATACGAGTAGAAGTATCACCTCCTCTAACAGGTAGATAGAAGTCTTCCATCATATTCTGCATATTGAATCTAAGGTTGTATTGACCATCTTCTCCTAAGTAAGGAGTCTTTTTCATTTGATTGATAGTCTTTTGCATGAACTGCTCTACCTCTTGTGGTGGTATAGAACCTACATTTATATAGAACATTCTCTTTTCAGGAGCTCTCATTATACGGTGAATTAACATCGCATCTTCCATAAGAGTTACTTGCTTGAAAATCTTTCTAGCTGGTTCTAAATATGATCTACCGTAAGGTAGGTAATTTGTATCTGAGATTAATCTAAAGTGTGCAATTTCATAGTTATCGAATTCTACTACTTTTGATTCGTCTCTTCTTTTTGGTAAGTAGTTAGGGTGTTGAGAAGATGCTAAACCGTCTGGGTCTAATCTAAAGTTTACTTTAGCCGGATTCTCTGGGTCTGTTCCTTCTTCTCTAATCATATGGTAAACTGTATATGGTAGTACATTGTATACTCCAAACTTCTCAGCTACTTCTAACTTTAAGAAGAAGTCTCCATACTTACACATATTTCTAGTCCATGACCATAAATTAAATTCTATATTTAATACGTCATAGAAAAGGTTATATAAAACTCTTTGAATATTTTCGTCTGATGATTTTATAGCTAAAATCTCATTTTGATCATTTTTTATAGTAGCTTCATCAGCTATAATATCTAATGCAGAAGCTATGATAGGATCTGTATCCATTGCTTCATAATCAGAATATAATTGAATCCTTAATGTTTGATAATTAAGGTTAGGGTTGAAGATATTTCTGTTATTGTAGATATATAATCTACTAAATCTATCTACTAATGAGTTTGTTTGGTATCTACCCGTAGATTGAATCTGATTAACATCAGCTACTTTTAACTGGTCTCCACCGATGTTTCTTATTACTACATCGTTTGAAAAGAGTCTTCTTAATCTACCAAATAAGGATTTATCTGCCATCTATTTGAATTTATATATATAAATAGTGTTATTTTAAAAGCCAACGTAGATCTTCTTCACCACGGGCTGTCTTATAAAGATAAGGATTTTCTCTCATATTACCAACATTTCTCATAACAGCTTGGTTTTTAGCATTTAAATTGTTAAATGATGATAATTGTGCTCTGGCTAAATCCATACCTTGCTGTCTTAATCTAAGTGCTGTATCTCTAACATATAGGGCAGTTGCACATGATATAATTAAATCATCGTTATATCTATCCTGTGCTTGTGCTTTACCGTTTTTCCATATAAACACTCTCATTTCAGACATAAGTCTTTTAGATTGTATAGTAACTCCATGGTCTCTTATGTATTCTATCATCTTAGCTATCACCAAAGGTCTAGTTCTGGCCGACATAGTAAACCCAGGTACTAACCTATCTCTTTCATACTTATGCATATACGACTCTACTGATTCCATTTGAGCAGTTGAGCTATAGTATATGTTCTTATATTCTCTTTCTAGCAACTGTTCTATAGTCGCCCATCCGATATTAGCATTTTCACATACAAGTAAGGCATCATTGTATTCTGATGCTATACCTACTAGTACGTTGCCAAAGTCTTTAGGTGAAAGTTTACCTTTGTATTCAGCTACCTGTACACATTGGTCAATATCAAATACATGGAAGGCAGAGTAATCTGTTGAGTCCCCTCTAGCCACATCGGCTACTACCATATAATCTTTTCTGTAGTCTACACCTTCCCATACCCATAAGTTGCCGTCTACCCCTCTTCTTTCAAGAGGTTCTTTTTCATAAGTTTCTTCATAGAAAGTCATATCCTCTGGTTCGAATACTGTATCACCGGAAGCTAAGAAATCACAATCACACTCTTGACCTGCCATTCTAGGGCCTAGGTCTGAGTCTTGTTGATCTCTCCATTTTTGATCTCTTTCAGGATGTACTGTCCATGGTAATCTGATAGGTAGAAAACTATTTTCTCTTGATTCAGCTTTTTCCCATGTTTGATGGAACCAGTTACCAACACCGTTAGGAGTTGATAGAGCCATACATTGACCACCAGTAGCTAGAGTTTGTTGTGCTGCAGTAAACGTTTCATCTACGTTCTCTATAAATGCAGCCTCATCCATTAATAGTAATGATACCGCTTCTGATCTTGCAGCATCTGGTGAAGATGATTTAGCTGTTATTTTAGATCCGTTTTTTAATCTTAAAGATAATTTATTCTTCTCAGTAGAAGCCAGTCTTAACCATTTAGGTAGTTGATCATACATAAAGATAACTTTGGTTACTAGGTTTCTAGCAGTTGCTTGAGTAGTAGCTAAAGCAAGAACGTTTTTATCTTTATGAAATAGCATTAACCATAAACTGTATGCTGAAGCTAGGGTTGAGATACCTAACTGTCTAGACTTAAGAGTAATAATATACTGTTCGTCTTTAAATAGGTTAAGAATTTTATCTTGAAATGGGTATAGATTAAATAAGATCCTACCCCTAGTAGGGTGTTGAATGTGGCAGTACTTTCTCATAAAGTACGCTGGATCTTTAGCACACTTGATATACTCTTGTGCTATTATTTTTTTTATATCTCTGCTCATAACTTTTATTTACCCAAATAAGGCCATATAATTCACCTTAACCTCACCTGCAGATATAGAAACCTTATCTAGTAAGTCTACATCTAATTTATCTTCAGTTACGTGAAAGAAGTGAATATCTCCATTGCTTAAAGTTGATGCTATATAATTTCCAAACCCTGGTTTAATTTTAAATTTCTCCTTTGCGATTCTTCCTAATGTCTTGGAAGCAGCTTCTCTAGGTCCTTCCGGATTTTCTAATACTCTATCAACCATTTCTATTTTTTCTTTTAAAGAACGTATAAAGTCAAACTGGCTAGCTGCATCTAATAAACCTGGAGCATTTTTTACTTTGAAGAAAAATTCAAAAGCTTCAATTAATTCCTTTTTTGTAAAGCTAGTAGGTCTAATAATTTTCTTCTCTGATTCCATGTTAAGTACTGAGCTCAACGCCTGGATACCGAACACTACTGTTAGCAGTACTAAGTTGGTTTTTTGACTCCCAAATTTACCTAGTACAATTTTACCATTATGAGATTTATATGCTTTAACTTCTGCTTTTATTGAACCAATTGTAAGATCGGGTTCAGACCCTCCTCTGTTATCATAACAGTCTACGGGATTTTTTTGATATTGGAATAACCAGTATAAAGCTAATTCACCAGGACCTACAGTTTGGTCGCCAGCATTCATAGTAAACATTTTTTTATACGTAGCTAAATCGTCTGGATGTACTTTCATATCTCCAGAGCCTTGAGGTTGTTTATAAGTCCCTTTAGCTTGAGGAATAACCTCAAAACCATTTTCTTTAAAATACTTGTCATACCCAGGAGCTTGTTCTACAATAACAAAATCTTTACTTAAATCAGATATAATTCCATCTAATATAGCTTTATCTTTAGGGTTATTTATATCCGGTACACCTGATTCTGTTCTCCAGGCCCATTCAGTATAGAGTTTATCAGTAATATTCATATTATTATACTCTAGTTATACTTCTAAT